CAGAAGGCCAGCCGGTAAGTGAAGATGCTGAAAAATATCAAGACGTAGCAGACGAACTATTAGACTATGCTGACCAAGCAGGCATAGACAAGGGAGACTTCCTAACACTAGCAGACCTAGTTAGATCAGGTGATCCTATGGAATGGGAAGAATATTTACGTGGCATGGACACAAGCCCACGTGAGAAAGCACACTTAATTTTAGACAAGTATGGATTAAGTCCATTTGAAGTAGACGAGTCAGACGAGTATACAAACTGGGCAGACAGTTTAGTTGAAGATGATGAAGTAGATGAGGATGCAATACGAGAACTAGAACTTTACATTCAACACAACGGCGATCTATATCGTATGCAGTACGAACCTATTATGCGTAACCTCACCAAGAAGTGGGACAAAGGCATTTATGACCATGATCAAGCAAAGACATTGTTTAAGTACCTAGCAGACACTGGTGCTAAGATGTATGGTAAAGAACATTCTGTAGGAGATGGATTTAAGATGTTCTCACCAGCAGTACGCAGAGCAGTTGCTGGTAACCTAGCAGATAACTGGCATGAAGAACTTAAGGCTGGTAACAAAATGGAAGGTGTCAACGAAGGATCAGAGGAAGCACACGTAGAATTACAGAAGTTAGTTGGACAGCATTTCCCAGTGGGACAGGATGGTTCTAATGCTATTATGGCATTAAGGGATTTTATCGACAGTGAAGATTTAAATGCAGAGTTACAAAAAATTGCAGATGAGAAAGGTCCTGATGCATGTGGTAGACCAGCAGTGTACAAGCACTTGGAAAAGGTAAATCCAGACTTACTAAAGTTGTTAGACTTTGGTGACATGCAAATGGAAGAGACAATAGGTGGTGATGCCAGTGAAGATTTTATTGACTCAATCACTACTAAGAAAAAGAAGCACGGCGAAACAACAGCCGAAGATCTAAAGAGATTAAGCGGTATTAAATAAATTTTGCCGTTTTAACTTGACGGCATAAATAAAATTGTATACACTACATAAGGTGGTGTATGCATTTAGGCATACATTATGGCAAACTTATTAAGGAGAAAACATTATGGCAACATCATTGGCCGATATCAGAGCAAGACTGCAACAACAAGAAAACAAACAAGGCGGTAATTCTAGTGGGGGTGGCGACAATGCTATCTTTGCACACTGGAATATTAAAGAAGGCGACACCGCAACTATCAGGTTCCTTCCTGATGGCAATTCTAAAAATGACTTTTTCTGGGTAGAACGTGCTATGATCCGTTTACCTTTCCAGGGTATTAAAGGACAAGCAGATAGCAAACCTGTACAAGTACAAGTCCCATGCGTTGAGATGTGGGGAGAGACCTGTCCTATCCTGTCAGAAGTCAGAACTTGGTTCAAAGACAAGAGTCTTGAAGATATGGGTCGTAAGTACTGGAAGAAGCGTAGTTATTTGTTCCAGGGCTTTGTACGAGAAAATCCTATGCAGGAGGATGCAACTCCTGAGAATCCAATTCGTAGATTTGTAATTAGTCCACAAATCTTTAACCTGATTAAGTCAGCACTACTTGACCCAGACATGGTTGAGTTACCAACTGACTACAATCAAGGCTTAGACTTCAGAGTAGTTAAAACCAGCAAAGGCGGTTACAGTGACTACTCTACAAGTAATTGGGCAAGGCGAGAGTCTGCACTAACTTCAACAGAAACAGCGGCTATAGAACAATATGGTTTATTCGATCTAGCAGACTTCTTGCCCAAGCGTCCTGATGAGACAACGCTCAAGGTTATGAAAGAAATGTTTGAAGCATCAGTAGATGGGCAACCATATGACGCTGATAAGTGGGGCAACTACTTTAGACCAGCAGGTGTCGTTATTGCTAACGCAGAACCTGCAACTGAAAGTGCTCCTGCTTCAAAGCCTGCTCCAGCACCGGTAGCTGAAGCACAACCTGAGTCAGAAGAAGATATGGAACCAGCAGAAACAACAGCACCAGTTGAAACTGCTAAACCAGCAAGCCAGAGAGCAGAAGACATTCTGGCTATGATTAGAAATAGACAAAAGCAATAAAACCTCCTAGTAGTAAGTAGTTAGAAGCGGGTGTCCAATGGTGGGCACCTGCTTTAATACTACAAGTACAATGTTTACACAACTCGATTACGAACTATTTCCCGATACGCCTGAGGTATACAAGTTACCGTCAGGCAAACTCGTGGCTAAAATCCTTAAAAATGCATCTAGTAGTATAGATAAAGAAGGATACAAGTTAGCAACACTGAAAGAAATACAACAAGCACAAACAATTACAGTTTACTGGCGAGAACCTATTGCAAGGTTTAAAAGTGGTGTAAGTACATTTGTACACCAGACTGGCATTAGTATGCATACGGCTGTAAAGTATTTGTTTTTAAATAAACATTACGCACCACAGTTTTACACTCTAATTAACTTGCATCGTTACATGAACGAGCAAACAAGTTTTGTGTTTAAAAGCATAGACAAAATTAGAGAGGTAACTGTATTTCACGAACGACCTTATAATACAATGGATGTACCTGTGTCAGACAAAGTACAATTCTATATGACTTGTGATAAGATGATATGGGATAACTACATAAATGAACAAGTACATTTTGATGAACTAATGCGTGTACTTCGTACTAACCACAAGGAATACTATAAAGAAGTTTTTGAACATAGTAAAAAAATACATGAAAGCATTTAAAGAGCTAGAGTGTCATGGGATAATTCAAATACAACATGAAGTCATGGAGCACCTTGCTGGTTACGATCTTGTAGAAGGATGGAACGATATTGACGAGTCTACTTGCCTACGTAGTTGTCCTACTCTGATGAATTGGCTAGTCAAGGATCTCAAACTGCATCCTAGAGATATTGCTTGTACGTATCTTACTAGACATTTAGACTTACACGTAGATGCAAAACCAGTAGTTGCTAAACTTAACATACCTATACAAAACTGTGTGGGTAACATAAACTATTGGTATGATGAGGATATTAGTTACAGACCAAAAATAAAAGATAAGTTTGATAGAGAAGTATATGACTTAAAAGGTTGGGTAGCAAACTCAGAGATAATTACACACAAGTTCTTTACAAAACCAATAGTGTTCAACAGTCAGATACCACACGGTGTAAAGATTGAATATGGGCCACGTATAGTATTAAGTATGACATTTTTCAATGAACCAGTAAATGAATTGCGTTAGATTTAGACACTTTGCAAGATTAAATCCAGACGGTACCGTAAGTCGGTGCGGACATATGGTACGCCCCCCACGATTTAAGTCGTTCAATGACATGAATGCTAGTGAATGGAATCAAAACTTGCAAGACTGGCCTGACGAATGTATAAGGTGTAAAGTTAGTGAAAATGAGGGCAAAGAAAGCATAAGACAGTTTAGTGAGAAACAACACGAGGAACTTTACAATATACGCAAAGACTATCTCATTATAGGCGGGGTATTAGACAATATATGTAATAGTGCATGTCAGCATTGTAATCCACACCTTAGCACAAAGTTTGGCGCAATCGCAAATAATAAAATTGGTGTAGATAATACAGATAAGTTTTATGACTTTCCGCAGGAGCGCATACTTAAACTAGACATTAACGGTGGTGAACCCACTGCGAGCCCTAACTATAAAACATTATTAGAACATCCACCAAAAAATGTACGTTATATTCGTATCAACACAAACGGTAGTTTAAGAATAGATGTTAAGAGTTTACTTGAACGTGATATAGATGTTACAATAACAATGAGTTTGGACGGTATTGATAAGGTACACGACTACTTACGTTGGCCCGTAACTTGGAAAACATGGCTAAAGCAATTTAATTACTATAATAAATTCAAGAATGAGAAGTTTCATTTAGATCTATGGTCTACTATTAGCGCATTAAACTTACAAGACTTTAATAATATTAAAAAATTTACTGAGGATAAGAAAGTAAATTGGGCATGGGCGTTTTTAGAAGCGCCAGACGTCTTAAGTGTTAGACATACAAACTTTTTAACTGAGCCAGCAAAAGAATTATTTAACGTTGTAGGTACTGAACAGGACAACAGTCACAAGTTGTCTGAATGGTTACTGTATCAAGATACAATTAGGAAAATTAATTATAAGGAATATCTGTTATGAAAATAGCAATTACAGGCGGTACAAACGGTATAGGCAAGGCAATATTAGATCATTATGTTCAAAAAGGACATACTGTATTAGATTACAGTAAACGCAATGGATGGGATATTGCTAATCACGAGTACTTGGCTGAACGCATTGCACAAGCTGATTGGTTCTTTAACAATGCACAACAAGGTTATGCGCAAACAGAATTATTGTTTGATGTGTATGAATATTGGAAAGATAAACCAGGTAAAAAGATTATTAATATCAGTAGTATGATGGCAGGTATGACTGTTAGTTGTTTAGATGGTTATCATATGTTAAAGTACCATCACCAAAAACGTGCATTAGAAAGTGCTGTTGAACTATTACGTAATAATCAAACTTGGCCACAACTTGTAATTGTGCGGCCAGGTAAAGTAGACACACAAAAAGAAGGCGGCGCTAATGTACACGCATGGGTAAAGAGACTTACAACTATTTTAGAAAATGACCAAGTAGGTATGGAAATTTACGACGTTAGTATTGCCTAATGGACGCTAAAGAATATATTACTAGTGATGTACGATGTCCTGTGCCTTGGACGGGTGTAATGGTCAATCACAATGGACAAGTCAAAAACTGTATAAGAGCATATCAAGATATAGGCGATCTTAAAACTATGCCTATACGTGAAATAATTAGTGGTTCTAAAAACTTAGAAATACAAAAGACACAACAAAGTAATAAACAACACGATAGTTGTCAAGGTTGCTATGAACTCGAGAGACAAACAACTGGTTTAAATGTTATCAGCGATAGAAAGTATTATATTAAAGAACTAAGAAACGTTGACAAAGTTATATACGATCAAAATGCACACGAACTGCACCAAATTGATATACGTTGGCAAAATACCTGTAACTTTAAATGTATATACTGTGGTCCAGAGTTTAGTAGTAAGTGGGAACAAGAACTAGGAATAAAACAACCTAAGCCCGGTAAAGACAAATATAAAGACCTGCGTAATTATGTTTTTGAAAATATCAAAACGTTAAAAAATGTTTACTTAGCAGGCGGTGAGCCCATGCTAATGACAGAGAACGAAGAACTACTTGAGGAACTTTACAAGTATAATCCCAATGTAAGTTTACGTATTAATACTAATTTAAGTCAGACAAATACAAAAGTATTTGACTTAGCATGTCAGTTCAAAAATGTACACTGGACAGTTAGTGCAGAAACAATGGGTGCAGAATACGAGTACATTCGGTATGGTGGAGACTGGGCAACCTTCTGTAGCAACTTACGTTGGATCAAAGACCTAGGACATAAGATAACATTTAATATGTTATACTTTGCTCTTAATGCGTATAGCATGTTTAACTTTATAGATAAATTTAAAAACGACTGGAACTTTCATCCAAATGCATTTGTAATAGGACCAATAACAGAACCGGTAGAACTTAACATTCGGCATCATAGTAAATTGACACTGGAAAAAATAAGTGTTATACTAGGTAAACGAATACAAGAAAACCCAGGACATCTATTAGAAAACAGTTATAGAAATTTACTGAGATATATACAAGAGCCGTTTGAAAAAAATCCAAACAGCACGATTGAATACTTACAGTGGATAGATGCTCGCAGAAGTACAGACAGTGAGCAAATATTCCCTGAGATTTATAAACTTATGAGGCAATAACATGGCACAAAAACCCTTCGACGTATCAAAATTTAGAAAAGGCCTAACTAAAGCCATTGACGGAATTAGTTTTGGCTTCAATGATCCTACAGACTGGATCTCAACAGGCAACTATGCCTTAAACTATCTTATCAGTGGAGACTTTAACAAAGGTGTACCACTAGGCAAAGTGACTGTATTTGCAGGTGAGTCTGGTGCAGGTAAAAGTTACATTTGTTCAGGCAACATTATTAAGGCCGCTCAAGAACAAGGAATCTTTGTTGTACTAGTAGACAGTGAGAACGCACTAGATGAGAGTTGGTTACACGCATTGGGAGTAGACACCAGTGAGGATAAACTACTACGTTTAGGCCTGGCTATGATTGATGACGTAGCAAAGACTATTAGTTCATTTATGGCAGACTACAAAACTCTGCCATTAGACGATAGACCAAAAGTACTATTTGTTATTGACAGTTTGGGTATGCTACTTACACCTACTGACGTAGATCAGTTCGATAAAGGTGACTTAAAAGGTGATATGGGTCGTAAGCCTAAAGCACTGACAGCACTTGTACGTAACTGTGTTAATATGTTTGGTAACCACAATGTAGGCATGGTATGTACTAACCACACATACGCAAGTCAAGATATGTTTGATCCAGATGATAAGATATCAGGTGGACAGGGCTTTATCTATGCTTCAAGTATTGTAGTTGCTATGAAGAAACTTAAACTAAAAGAAGATGAAGACGGTGTTAAAACTTCTGAAGTAAAAGGTATTAGAGCAGGCTGTAAAGTAATGAAGACTCGTTATGCCAAACCGTTTGAAGGTGTACAAGTTAAGATTCCTTATGAAACTGGTATGAATCCATACAGTGGCCTAGTAGACTTGTTTGAGAAAAAGAACTTGTTACAAAAAGATGGCAACAGACTAAAGTATGTTGCAAGTGAGGGCGAAGAAGTCAAGTTCTACAGAAAAGAGTGGGAACAGAATACAGGTGGTTGTTTAGATGCTATTATGGCAGACTGGGACGATAAACCTAAAAAACAAGAACTAACAGAAGAAGTACCTACAACGGAACCAGAAATTGCTGATGAAGTACCTACTCAAGAAGAACTACAGTAGTCTACTAACACAGCCAGTAAATCAAATATACACTGAGTTACAGGCGGTATACAAGGGTGCGTTTGCTAACAACGAACGCATTCTTTTTATTGATGATGTTGTAGAGTCTGATGCTAAAGAACACTTAGAGCGTTACCTTAGCAAGTTATTTGTACATTTAGACATTGATACATTCTTTGTTGAGAACATAAACAGAGGCAATTTGTCGGTAGACAATCCTACAAACTACAACATACCAGATACAATTTGTATGACACCGTGGATAGGACTAGAGATAGATGTTGACAGCAGTTTACATCGTTGCTGTTTATGGGACAGGCAATTAGGTGAGACTAGTACCAGTATTATTAGGTACTTTACAAGCTCCAAACAACAAGAGCTGAAGCGACAGTTATTACAAGGGCATAGACCAGACGCTTGCGGTGAGTGCTGGCAAGTAGAAGATAGTGGTGGTGTCAGTAAACGGTTAAATGATGAATATGTGTTTAGAGAACACAAGTTTGGCATAGACTACAACGATTTAACAGCAAACAAGATACTAAACTTAGATATCAAGTTGGGTAACAAGTGTAACCTAGCATGTAGGATTTGCAATTCACATTCTAGTAGTACCTGGAGTCTTTACGAGGATGCAGTAACGATAGAGTTTGACTGGTTAGCAAATGAGTCAAGTACATTTTGGTCAGACATTATTAGTGTAAGCAAGGATGTAAGATACATTACATTTGCAGGTGGTGAACCGTTACTGGACAAAACACATAGAAAGTTGTTACAATATTTTATAGATAATGATCTTAGCAAAAATATATCATTACATTATAATACAAACGGAACAGTATTTGCAGACTTCCTATTTAATTACTGGGATAAATTTAAGCAAGTAGAACTTAGTTTTAGTATTGATGCAGTAGGCAAACGTTTTATGTATGAACGATTTGGATCTACATGGCATAAAGTAAGTGAAAATTTAAAACGCTACGGAGACACTAATTATATCTGTAACATTTACGCCACAATTACTAATATTAATATACTTTATAGTAAGGAAGTTTTTGATTTGTCGACCCAACTTGGCATGGGACTTAGATATAATGTACTTACATACCCTTACGAATTGACAGTGACTAATTTACCTGGTACAGTAAAGAAAAATATAAGAAATAGTTTGTTATCTATAAGTAATGAAGAGTTCGTCCAAAAAATTACACCAATATTAAGCATAATGGATTCTAAAGAAGGTGTAAGTAATGTACGGGAGTATTTAGAACCGCAAGACCTTAAACGTTCAACATTCTTTAAAGACTATTATCCAGAACTAAATGCGCTTCTAAATGAGGGGAACAAATTGTTATGAGTAGTTATTGCTCTCAAAAATTTTGGTGGCTAACTATAGAACCTGAGCGTCGGCAATTACAATCGTGTTGCGCCGCTTACCCACATAAAATAGATACCGCCTGGTTAAAAGACAACCCAGGTAACTTGTTTAACATACCTATACTAACACAAGAGCGCAAGGATATGTTAGATGGTAAACAAGTTCCTAGTTGTGAAGCCACATGCTGGGCTCCCGAACGACAGGGTAAGACTAGTAGGCGTCTTGTTATGGAGTCTGATAAAGTAACACATACTGACATAACAACGGAGCCAGAAGTACTACATATTAATTTAGGTAGTGATTGTAACCTCACTTGCGTGTATTGTACAAAACAATACAGTACTGCTTGGCTTAGAGACATAGCGAGTAACGGACCATATCTATTTGAAGACCGGTATAATATTAATGTAAACGACTTAGTATTGTTAAAGTTAGGACAAAAGAAAATAGATCAAACTGAGTCTTATAATTTACTGATAGATGAAATAGTTAAGTATAAGAATTATAAGTTTGTGTCTATAACTGGCGGTGAACCTTTTTTAAACAATAGTTTGACTAAGTTGCTAAAAAACTTTACGAATCCTGTTAGGTTGTACACTGGATTAGGTGTTAATCCTGACAGGTTAGAACGTATACTAGCAGATATAGGAGACAACGTAGAGTTTGTAGTTAGTGCTGAAGGATTGAACGAAAGTTACGAGTTTGTGAGATGGAACAACAGTTATGAAAGATTTGTAAAAAATCTTGAACTCCTACAAAAAGCAGGCAAAGTGTCTTTTAGTAGTGTATTATCTAACTTAACTATTTTCAACTTCAAAGAATTTGAGGATAAGTACGGCGACTATTATATAGACATGGTTTTTTGTAACGAACCAGATTATCTTGCATTAAATGTACTAGATGATGCAAGTAAAGAGAGTTTACTGTCTGTGCAGTTCAAAAATAAAGACAATTTTATAAAAAAGTCTTTGCAGACAAAATGTACTAAAGAGCAACATAGTAACTTACAAATATTCTTAAAGAAGTTTGTAGAACGTAGAAGATTGGATTTATCCGTATACCCATCATCATTTGTTGATTGGTTAAATGAACCAATTGACTTGACAGTGACAAATTAGCATAGTATAGTAGAATATATAAGTAGTGTACGAACTTAGTGGAGAAACTAAATGTCAATTGATTTAGACGTATTAACTGAAACATACTTAATTATGAAAGAGTATGTGTCAAGTAAAGATAGACAGGCAGCCGCAGACCAGTTGGTTGGAAATCTTGTTGATATGGGAATAGCAGATGCAGAATTCGCAAAATTTTGTGCTGTCGACTCATATTTAAAAAGAGCATCACAAGATTATCTAGATGATGATTTTGATGGTGATGATGACATAGACGAGATCGATTTCGAAGAATAATGTGGTATAATAAAGTAGTACAGGACTTGGCTTTTTTGCCTGACTTTATTGCGCATTACAATAACGAGTTAGACGGTGCCAAGCAGGAAGTTAAGATATGGGGAAATGTAGAAAAGTCTCTTACTAACTTACCGGGTATTACTGAACACAGATTTAACCAACTGCAAGAAATAGAAGCAGTATTAAATTTTATGAATATCGAACTACGACGTATAAGACGTAAGTGGTTCAAGAAATATCTAGAAGGTTATCAACGTGCGTTGACCAGCAGAGATGCTGAGAAGTATGTTGATGGTGAGGACGAAGTAGTAGACTTTGAAACACTAATAAATGAAGTTGCGCTACTACGTAATCGTTGGCTAGGTATTATGAAAGGTTTAGAAGCCAAACAATGGCAACTAGGTCACATTACAAGACTGCGAACAGCAGGTATGGAAGATGTAACAGTATGAGACAACTAACACCAGAAGAAAGTCACGAACAGAGTTTATTCACACTTAATGAACTTTACCAACACGATGACCTAATGGATTCTATACGTAGCGTCGCAGATGTTGGTTGTGGTGCAGGATTAGACATTAAGTGGTGGGCACAATGTCATAACAGAGAAGAAGTACCAGAGCCACACAACTATAAATGTTTTGCGGTTGACCTTGCTCCAAAGTTAAATTATGTGGTACCTAAAAACTTAACAGTTGTTAAAAACGACTTTACAAAAGCACCTTTCCTGCCAGTAAAAGTAGATTTAATATGGAGTCATGACAGTTTAGGGTATTGTTTAAATCCCTACGAAACACTTAGAGTCTGGAATGAGCAAATGAATCCGGGAGGTATGTTGTGTGTTATTCTTCCACAAACACACAATATAGAATATAATAGAATACACATCAATCAGTTTCCAGGACAGTTACATAGTTTTAATATTATAAATCTTGTTTTTATGTTAGCATGTGCAGGATTCGACTGTAAGGATGGCTTGTATTATAAAGGTCAAAATGATCCTTGGTTGCATGCAGTTGTATATAAAAGTAAGGTAAAGCCTATGGATCCTTTAACAACTACCTGGCACGACCTTCGTGATAAAAAACTATTACCTCAAAGTTTTGATGAAAGTATTGACAGAGTAAATCATGTTACAAACCAACCACATTTACTACTACGTTGGATCAGTGGGCATTTATTCGACTTAGCAAATACGGCCTAAGTCTACGATATGGTTCTCCTGCAACGACCTCATCTATAAACCATTCTGTATTTCTAATTTGTTTTATCCAGGTTTTACGCAATCCTAAATCAGGAACCATTACTTGATAGTCTGTTCTTGCAACCGGACTAGCAAGACTTTCAGGACTTGTAATTACGGGAACTCCACTTATAATTGCTTCTATTGCGGCGCCGCCTGTTGGACTTACTACACAGAAAGCATCTTTCAGTATTTCAACAAAATCAGTGTCGTCTGCATCTCCTCTCCGCAAAGGCTTCTCTACCTTATATTTGTTGTAAATGTTTTCTGACAAAGGATAACGCGGATGAGGCCTTACTATTACTTTTTTCCTAGGGTAATATAGTTGTAATTTAGGTATAACAGTATCAAGCCATTGCTCAGTGTTAGGCATGTTATGCCACAGCTCACTGGATTCGTTTTGACAGCATATAACAATATTGTTTCCTGATTGGCTGTAGTCCTTAACTTCAAAGTCAAAACGTTCATTTCTTCCAAGTATAATAGGATGATCAGTGTGACCGTAATACCCAGTATTGTTAATATGGTTAACTGCTATTCTAAAACTATGGTTACGTTTAAGTACCCCTACTTCCATAATAATAACAGGTTTACCTTGGCTACGGTAATGGTTATAAACTGCTTGATTAGCCTGCATTCTACCACGCCAGAGTACGCTCCAGATACAAGCCACATCTGCTGTCATATCTTCATGAACTACATTGTCAAAGATTGAAACATGGTCCTCGAAAGCCTTATAAATATCTTTGCCGTTAAGTGCAACAGCATTAGGCCAAAAGCTAATTTTCATAAACACTATTTAATATGATACTCGGACTCAGTTACGGTTTTCATGATGCAGGCGTAACACTACTCAATGATAATAAAATTTTATTTGCCGCCCACGCAGAGCGATATAGTAAAGTAAAACACGACGAAAACCTTAATACTTCAATAATACAAGAAGCTCTCAAATACGGAGAACCTAGTTGTATCATGTATTATGAGAATCCCTGGAATAAAAAGTTACGTCAGGCTTTTGCTGGTCAATGGTCGGACGCATTAAGATTTATTCCAAGTGTTAAGAAACAAATTAGACAGGTTACAGGGCTTAGTTGTCCTATATTCTATGCTGATCATCACGAAGCACATGCCGCCGCTGGTTTTGCAACTAGTCCGTTTCAAAGTGCCGCAGTTGTTGTGGTAGATGCTATAGGTGAGTGGGACACTATGAGTATTTGGCATGCATCCGTTGAACCCGAAGAAGATGAAATAATTTATACAAAACTTTGGTCAAACACTTACCCACATAGTATTGGTCTAATGTACTCTGCGTTTACACAACGTGTAGGTCTAAAGCCACTAGATGAAGAATATATCCTAATGGGCATGAGCGCATTTGGTGATGGCAAACTTAGTAGCACTATTAAGAGTGACCTTATTTTAGATCCTTGGGAGTTAAAATTTACTAAAAATATGCATCTGGGCATAGAAAACGATTACCTAAAAGACTCTAAAGACACTGATATCGCCGCAGGTATACAAGTACTAACAGAAGAACTGTTATCTAATGTTTTTAAACGTGCTAAAGAACTAACAGAAGAGATAAACGTTGTGTTTATGGGCGGGGTAGCACTTAACTGTGTGGCAAATAGAAATATAGGCAAGTACTTTGATAACATTTGGATAATGCCTAACCCAGGCGATGCTGGAAGTAGTTTGGGTGCGGCGGCAATAGCACAAGGAACAAAATTAGATTGGAAACACCCCTATTTAGGTACTGACATACCAGGTGCGTACCCAGTAAAAAGACTTGTAAATTATCTTAAGAAAAATAAGATAGCAGGTGTAGCAAGTGGCAGAGCGGAATTCGGTCCCAGAGCATTAGGACATCGCAGTTTGTTAGCAGATCCTCGCGGTATAGAAATAAAAGATGAAGTTAATAAAATTAAAAGACGACAACTATTCAGACCATTCGCTCCTGCCATACTTGCTGAACATGTACATGATTACTTTGACATGCCTGTAAAGTGGCAAGACAGTCCTTACATGCAAGTAGTTGCTACTTGCCGACGACCTGATGAATTTCCTGCTATTGTACACGTAGACGGAACAAGTCGTGTACAAACAGTTAGCAAAAACGATAGCCCAGGCTTTAGAAAGTTATTAGAAGCATGGTACGCAGAAACAGGATGCCCTATGTTGTTAAACACAAGTTTAAACATCAGAGGTGAGCCCATGGTAGACGATCGTTCTGATGCAGATAGATTTGAAGCAAAGTATGGGGTTAAGGTTTTCTCGTGAACTTGTATTGTCCGGGACACAAGGTAGACAGCAAAGCCTACCGAGTAATGAATCCTTTACATGACTGTCACGGTTTTAGAAAAATACTGGACTATACATGGGACGGAACAGGTCCCAGTTTCTTTTGGGGCTTTGTAGGCAAGAACTTTCAGTTAGTAAAAGAACATCAAGAACGTGGAGTACGTTGGTACTTTACAGACATGCCTTATTGGGGTCGCTGGAACGGATTAAAAGAAGCACTAGATCCCAATATGGATTTTTATTGGCGTGTTATTCCCAACGCAACACATTGTAATTGGGTAGGTGATTATACCGATGACAGATTTAAACGACTAGGAGTAGAAGTACATGATTGGCAAACTCGTGGTGATCACATTTTGGTGTGTCCTAGTAGTCCTACTATGGAGCGGTTTATTGGAGAGACTGGTTGGTTAGAACGTACACTACAAACTTTACGTAAGTTTACAGATAGGCCTATACGAGTAAGGCATAAACCTAGAGGTAAGGGCACAAGTGGTCCAGCAGCCGCCCTTATACCGTTTGCAGATGAAGCTCGTAATGCACATGCAGTTGTAACATCTGTTAGTATGTCAGCAGTGGAAGCCGCATGCTTAGGCATACCAGTGTTCAGTCATAAACAAGGTCCAGCGTATCCTATTGCACAAACGGACCTTAGTAAGATAGAAACACCCGTCAAACCTGACCGTACTCAATGGTTAAATACACTAAGTTATTTTCAATTTACAGAAAAAGAATTACAACAAGGCATAGATAAAATCAATGATCGTATCGTTTTTACCAGCTAAAAAGAAAAATACACAGGAACGTATTGTCCATAATTTTAACAAAGGTGCTCAAGGTAGAGAACTGCCCATTGACTGGTGGTTAATTAATAAAAGATTACCTACAGGAACTAAAAGAACTGTTACTGCTGGTATCTTACGTGGCGGTGGTGACTTATTACGTTACTTAAATCAAGGCGATCACAAATACTACTACATGGACCATGCTTACTTCAAGGCAGGCTATGATAAACACAACGAGTGGATGCGTGTAACAGCGGATGGATTTAACTGTAATAAGATTACAGATACAGATAGTACAAAATTTAATAAGTTATTTGATAGGAACTTTGAGCTTAAACCTTGGCGCCGAGACGGACAAAAAATTTTAATACTGCCACCAACAGATCCTGTTAGTTATGTTTTTGGAAGTCACAACTGGACCGATATGGTTGTTTCAAAAATAAAGGAATACTCTACAAGAGATATAGTTATAAGGTCGAAACCTGGTGAAGTATTACTAAATGATAAAGGCGTTGAAGTAGGCAGAACGCCCAACGATCCAACACAACGTTCTTTAGAAGAAGACTTAGCGGATGCACATTGTGTTGTAGCATATCATAGTAGTGTGGCTGTTAAAGCCGCTATTGAGGGTATTCCTGTTATTTGTAGCGAACAGTGCGCCGCTTATCCAATCAGTAACAACATAGCCAACATTGAAAAATTTGAAGAGTTTGACAGACTCCCTTGGTTGTTTAACTTATGCAATCATCAATTCGACACTCAAGAGTTGTTAAGCGGCAAAGCCTTTAGGTATCTTGAGGCTGAAAGAGAAAAACTATGATCTTATATTGTGCCGCTAATAAAAAGTATTTTGACTTGTATTTCGACTTATGGCAAAAACAAGCAAATAAATTTTATCCTGATACTAGGAAAATAATTGCTTTATATGGGTGTACACCTAAGGACTTCCAAAATGCGCACAAACTAGGAGTTGAAGTAAAGGACGTTACACATGATAGACGTTTCCCCGACAATCCTATTATTAATCACTTTTATGTACTACGTTGGTTACATTTGCCCTACGAGTACGGTGAGAACATATTAGAAACACAAATAAATTGCCTAGCAGTTAAGAAAGCAATGACTATAGACAAAGATAACTGGGGTGTGGAACATGCCAGAATAAGTCGTTGGAAATATAAACAAGGACAGGGAAAATACAAGGGCGGTGTAAGCGCCGCTGTCTTCACACCCGATGGTGCATTGAAGGTCGTTAAACAAGCAGAAAAAATGATAGGCAAGCCGCCAGAGAGCGATCATCCTATGAACTCTTGGCAAGAACAAAATTTAACCTGGGAACCTATAGTAGCAGAGCAACAGTTTAAACATTTAAACCAGCATATAGAAGATTATACTTGTTGGATTACAGCAGGCACAAGTCAACACTATACACCAGAACAAAAGTTAGAGGTACTTAATCACTATGTTGGTGCTTAGTAAAACAAATACAGGATTCGTACACATTCCCAAGTGTGGCGGAAGAAGTGTGGTTGTACAGTGTCAAAAGTTTGACCATAACCACCACGGCGAAATAACAGGTACACATTCTAGAGCAAGTAAAATACTAGAACGTGGATATAAGTTGGATAATTTTATAGTACAAGTACGCAACCCTTACACTAGATTTGTCAGTGCGTACCATCATCAAATTGAAGAACAAGTAGGCAGGTTGCAGTGGACACTAGATCAGATACTAGACTGCTTGCATAAAGGAAAACTTAGTGAATTTCCAGATCCAGGTATATTACGTAGACAAGTAGATTGGTATGAGCCAAAATTAAATATGAAATTTTTTAAACTAGAAGATAAAACTATCTGGCCGTGGTTAAATGATAATGGGTTTAGTGGTATACGGGAAAAAGTTTCAGGAGCCGCACAAACAGATAAAAAGATAGAATTATATGACTTTCAGAAAGAAATAGTGTATAATTTTTACAAGCAAGATTTTGAAACATTTGGATACAATAAATGAGTAAACTTACAGTGATATTGCCTGCCGCCGGCAAAGCAACAAGACTACAATTACCCTATGCTAAAGAGGTAATGAGCATAGGGCCTAACAAAAGCCTAATAGATAACAGTTTTAACTTTTTTAGAGACTATGGTAGAAAAGACGTAGAGTTTGTAGTCGTTATTAGAGAAGGCAAGTCTGAGATTGTAGACTACCTTGCAAAGTATAACAACAGATATGACATTAGTTTTACGTTTCAGAATCCAAATGAACATGAGTACACGGGTGCTATTAAAAGCGCAAGACACTTGTTTGGTGAACACAATATAGTATTATTGCCAGATACTGTTATGAAGTTAGACACAGGTGCTGACTTATACGAGTGTGTGATGTCTAGCCTTACAGAAACAGGCTTTACATTCTTATACAAAGACGAGACCGATGTTGACTTATTAAAAACTAAAGGCGCACTTGTAGTAGAAGATGGTATTATAAAAAGTTATGAGGACAAACCAGAACAGGATGTAGAAAAGTATAATGCATTCTGGTGTGCGTTTGCCTATAGACGTAGAGCGTTTGACCAGTGTATAAACTTTATGGAAAAGTCTACGCTGAGACAACGTGTGATGTTAGATGAGATTAAAGAAACACCAATATACAATAGTAAAGGTATTAGAGTACAAGACTATATCGATTTAGGCACATGGCCAGAAGTTCGAAGATATTTAAATGAAGAAAATTGTCACTGATTGCGACGGTGTATTACTAGACTGGGTATTTGCGTTTGATGTCTGGATGGCTGAACAAGGCTATCTCAAACTACCAGACGTAGATCACAGTTATATCCAACGTGTACGGTATGGTATTCCCGAAGAGGAAGCAATAGACTGTGTGGGTAGATTCAATGAGTCTGGCGCAGTAGGTTTCCTGCCGCCGTTTAGAGATGCGCAGTACTGGGTACGTAAACTAGGTGAAGAAGGCTGGCGTTTTGATGTTGCCAGTAGTTTACACATAGACAAGTATGCACAAAAACTTCGTTATCGTAACCTTGTACATATATTTGGTGATGTGTTTGACAAAGTATACTGCGGCTTAGATTTTACAGAAGGCAAACTTGATTATCTAAGCAGTACATACAAGGATACAAATTTTTATTGGATAGAAGATTCAGTTAGTCATGCAGAGTCTGGCGAACAAGCAGGCATGCGCAGTATTGTAATGGATCATCCTTACAACAAACGCTGGCAAGGACTACGTGTTTCTAACTGGCAAGAATTATATGAGGTAGTAAATGGCAACACCACACATTGAAGCACCAGATGATGCATACGCACCAGTAGTATTACTGCCTGGTGATCCGCTTCGTGCTGAATGGATAAGCCGCAACTTTTTAACTAAACGTAAAGTAGTTAATCAGGTACGTAACTGTTTAGGTTACACAGGAGAATACAAAGGTATTCCCATCAGTGTACAAGGTGGTGGCATGGGCCAGGCTAGTAATGCTATCTACATACACGAGTTGTATAATATGTACAACGTAGAAACAATTATCCGTGTAGGATCTGCAGGAGCCATTGCTGACCACTTGGACTTAGGCGACATTGTTGCCGCAACAACAGCAAGCACAGACAGTAATATGACTAAAGAGTTTATACCTGGTTGGACATTCTGCCCTACAGTAAGTTATGATTGGTTGCGCAAGTTCACAGACATTTGTCCGCAAGCACATGTGGGTAGTATAACAAGTAATGATTACTTTTATCAGACTGATCAGTTATGGTGGCTTAAACATGACGATCTAGGTATACTGGCAGTAGAAATGGAAACACATGTACTATATGCACTAGCAAATAGGTTTAAAAAGAAAGCACTTAGTGTCTGTACCATTAGCGATCATTTAGCAAAAAATGAAGCAATGGACAGTCTAGCAAGACAGACCAGTTTTAAAGAGATGACTGAGTGCGTATTGGAAACAGTGGTGGCAATGTGCTAAAGTTTTATACTCCAGATAGAAAAGGCGCACAAGAGCCATACAGTTACAGAAGTCGTGCTAGACTAGTAGGTGATTGCATAGAAGATTTGTCTAACGCTAATACAGATGACATTGTAGTACTAGGTAGAATACATACAGAACAAGATGTTGCCTATCTACTTGACAACAATATACGTTACATACATGACATCTGTGATAATAAGTGGCCTAAGTTAGAAAAGTTGTGGACTAATACTAATAGCACAGCAACAGCAATTACTACAACTTGTGATGAACTTAAAACCCTTATACAAACTAAAACAGACAAATCAGTTTACGTTATTCCTGACCCTACTGAGCGTAGGAGAGAAGAACCTGCGTGGAAACCTACAGGAATACTTAAAGCAGTCTACTATGGTAGCGCCGGTAATTTAAAACAAATTAACTGGGACGACTACGACGTTTATACATTAGACCTAAAAGTAATTAGTAATGAAGGTCCTATTATGTGGAGTTACGAAACACAAGGTAAGGTTGTTAGTAATAGTGACTTTGTGTTATTGCCAGTAGACAACAGCAATGCAATGACAATGTATAAAGGTAACAACAGACCAGTAGATGCATTAATGCAAGGCAAATTTGTAGTTACTAATGCCGAGATCCCTAGTTGGTTAACACTTAAAGACTATATATGGTGTGGGGATATTGACGAAGGTATAAAGTATATCAAGTATAGTCCTAATCAGGCATTAGAACGTGTACGTGCAGGACAGAGGCACGTAATTGAAAATTACAGTCCCAGTGTAATAAGTCAACAATGGCAAGCAGTATATGAGGAATTAGCGTAATGTGCGCAATACATGGATTTTTGCATAAGGATACTAACAAAGTCGCTAAGATGATTAAGGCGGCACATCATCGTGGTCCTGATGGTAACGGTGCATGGTCAGATTCTAACATAACACTAGGTCATAACTTACTAAGCATTGTTGATGATGCAGATGCAAGTGCTCAGCCCTGGCATCATGAAGATTGTGTCCTTGTTTTTAATGGTGAGATTTACAATTATAAAGAACTACAATCAACTATTAAACACAAGTGCGTAACTAATACTGATACAGAAGTTCTAGCGGCAGGACTAAAAGAACAAGGCTGGGAGTTCTTAAAGAAATGTGATGGCATGTTTGCTGTGGCTTTCTATAATAAGACTACCAGACAGTTGATACTAGCCAGGGATACTAACGGCGCAAAGCCATTATACTATGGTTACAAAGACAAAGTATTACATTTTAGTAGTGAAATCAAGAGCTTACTAGCAGTAGGGTTCGAACGCCGAGTATGTAAGCAAGCTCTAGCCCAGTACTACAATCAAGGATACAATCCAGGTTACCTTACAATGTTTGAAGGTATAAAGAAACTTGTTCCAGGTGAAGTATGGATTAACGATTCTAGAACTAACCTATTAGATTATACGTTAGATCCTGTAACAGAAACAGATCCTAAAGTATTAGGCGCAGAAGTAAAGCAACTTAACCAGCATAGTGTAAATCAAACACTAATGGGACGTAGAAACATTGGACTATTTTTATCAGGTGGATTAGACTCTGGTAGTATATTAGCAGAGATGCGTGAGCTAGGAGTTAAGCCAGTTACGTTTACAAGTAGTTTTGCCACAACTGATCCCGAAAGTAGACTAAACGAGGACAGCGAACTAGCAGAACGTTTATGTAGAGACTGGGATATAGAAAACTATCATATACATCAAACACAACAAGACTATGTTGATGCGTTAGATGCAACCTTCTATGCGTTAGAAGAACCAAGACAGGGTAAGAGTTTTCCTACTTACTACAACACAAATAAGTTTATTAGTAATAATAATATTGTAGTAACACTGTCAGGTGATGGTGGCGACGAAATATTTGCAGGCTATAAACATCACAGTGGGATTCCTAACTGGCGCAACAAATTAAAGATGTGGCGCACACACAATAGACCACTTGACAATCCTGAACTTCAGTGTACACTAGAAGATCAAATGGATTATCTTAATGAGTGGTTGCCCAAGACACAAATGACAGGAGACGCACTTAATGATTTCATGTACACAGAATGTCTTAATAGCGTAGCAGAAGACTTTCTTGTACGTAACGATAAGTTAGGTATGAGCTTTAGTATGGAAGCCCGTTTTCCTATATTAAACAAGAGTCTAAGAGATTACGTTAGGGCCATACCTGGTGCAACCAAAGTAGACAGTATGTTTGCTGATGCACCAACAGAGAAACATAAGTTACTACAAAAAGAAGCATACAGAGGCATCTTGCCTGACTATATTATAAATCATAAAAAAACAGGTTGGCGTTTTCCTACTGATGAAATACTGGTAGGTAGATTAGACTCACCTGCACCAGACAATGGTGTCTTAAAAGATTATATAAGAGATATATTAAGTAGTGCAGACCTAATGGATATTTTCGAATATAAAAAATCAGATATAGAAAACAAGTATCTTAATAATAAAGAGTTTACAAGTAAAAACAAAGGTCCTGGTATACGTAGTCAGAAGGAGCTCTTTGTTATTTTAAATTTTGCAGTATGGAAAAAAGTATATGGGATCACACTATGAGAGTTTTATTAGTTACAACATGGAATAATCGATTATATCAAGAGTACGGACATAGGTTTCAAAGCACGTATAATTGGAAGTATCCTTACATTGTCTATAATGAAGATGGTGGCATGTATGATCTTGTTCCTGACCTTAAAAAATTTGTTAACAGGAACGCCAGGAGACCCTACGAGAATTACTTACAGGATGGGGTAAGATTTAGTTATAAAGTTTATGCCTATACTCATGCCATACTAACTATGGAAAACTTTGACTTTATAGTAGGAATAGATGCTGATAGTGTGTTTTTAAAACCTTTACCCGAAGAAGAAATAAAGACAAGTCTATATAAGGAAGATTGTATGCTTACCTATATGGGTAGAGGCAAACAATACAGCGAGTGCGGATTTTTAGGATTCAATATGCACCACCCTGATACATTAGACTTTGCCAGAGAAATGAAACGTATGTATGATTCAGATGAAATCTACAGTTTACTTGAATGCCATGACAGTTTTGTTTGGGATTTTGTTCGTCTTAAGTTTGAAGTAGAACGAAACACTAAAAATAATGACATAGGAGATGGCGGCAAAGGACACATACAAGCTAGGTGTGTATTATCAGAGTACTACGATCATACTAAAGGTAATAGGAAGAAAGTAGGTTTTAGTACTGAAAATAACAGAGCAAAGGCAGCAAAATTGGAAGGTATGCGTAAAAAATGATTAACGTTTTTATAGGATACGACAGCAAAGAGAAGGTAGCGTTTAATGTTCTTAGTTACAGTATACTAAAGAACAGCACAAAGCCTGTAAGTATTACTCCTATATATTTAGAAAACATTAAAGACGATTTTGTTAGAGAGCGTAACAGCCTAAGCTCTACAGAGTTTAGTTTTAGTAGATTTATTGTACCACATTTAATGAATTATCAGGGCTGGGCATTGTTTATGGACTGTGATATGTTAATGCAAGCAGACATAAACGAACTATGGCGCCTACGTGATGATCGCTATACTGTACAAGTATGCAAACACGACTACACACCTAAAGCAAGTAAAAAGTTTCTAGGGCAAGTACAAACCAAGTACGAGAAAAAGAACTGGAGTAGTTTTATGTTGCTTAATTGTAAAAAATGTACTACACTAACACCAGACTATGTTAATAAAGCCAGCGGACTAGAGTTACACCAGTTTAAATGGTTAGAAGGGGACCACCTAATAGGTGATCTACCACTAGAATGGAACTGGTTAGCAGGAGAGTACGAAAGCAAGAAGGATATCAAGTGTGTTCACTATACAGAGGGTGGTCCCTGGTTTACAGACTATGTAAACTGTGACTATAGTGAAGAATGGCGCACATACTATAACGAAACATCAGAAACAAATTTATGATAAGCACAGTTACTGTAGTATACGAGCCAGAAATCCAACTACTTAAAACACACGCACAAAGTTTTGACCTATATATGAGTAGGGATGCTGTAGAAACAATATTAGTTGTTGATAATGGTGAAGAAAAACTTGATATAGATCCTGCATGGTGGGGTAAACTATCAGACAAAGTAGTCGTAGTAAACAGAGAACAAATAGGGTATAAGAGCAAGCCAACTATAAACGGCAGAGAAACTCAGCAAATTTGTAAAATACTTGGTAGTGTTTATACTAACTCTGAGTGGAGTTTATGGTTTGATGCTAAAACGTTTTTAGTTAGACCTTTCGAACTTAGCGAGTTCTTTGTTGATGGAAAGTTTACCAGTACTAGTTGGCCAGTGTTTAGCCAGTTTAGTGATGGATTTAAAAATGTAAAGCAGTTACTAGATTTAGAATTGCCCGAAGAACGTTGGCTAGCGCCAGGTGGTGTGCCTCATCCAGTGAACTTAACTATCTTACAATCTATGTTGAACTATATAACTATCACAACCAAACGTAGTTTTGTAGACTGGTTTGAGGAATATAGTCAGTATCCTCACTTTGCAACCGAACTATTGTTGTATGGTATGTTTTGTTTTTATACAAACTTATTCCATGTCTACTATACTGATACGCAACCTATATTCCAAACTATTAACCTAGCAGACTGGCAACTAGATACTGAAGATGAGAAGGCGTTTTGGCTCAACATAAACAAAACATCAACACTTACAGCAAGTATTAAGGACGATGCCTATAACCTACTAAGTATTGAAAAACGTCAACAATGGGATAAATTTTTAAATCGAAAAGGATTACAGTATGACCACAAAGGCAGGTAAAGTATGGGGAGTCACAGAACTTATCCATGCTAATGGAGTCTTAGAATTCCACAGGATAGAAGCAAATGCAGGCAAATATTGTAGTAAACATTTGCACAAAACAAAATGGAACGGATTCTTCGTTGAACGAGGCAAACTACTAATTAGAGTATGGAAAAACAATTACGATTTAGTAGACGAAACAATATTAGAGTCGGGAGACTTCACAGCCGTTGGTCCTGGAGAGTTTCATCAGTTTGAGGCATTAGAAGACACAGTGGCATTTGAATTGTATTGGGCAGAATTCGATCACGACGATATAGAAAGAGAGACTGTGGGTGGCTCAAAAGTTTAACATAGTATGTGTTAGGGTAGGTCCAGCATATTCTACAGAGTATGTAGACAAACTTTATGACATGGTACGAGCAAACTGTACCAAAGACTTTGACTTTTGGTGTATTACTGATATGCCACACGACAATCCTAATGTAAAGTTTGTAAAAGTACAACCACTGCCTGTCCCTGTGCGTTGGATGTGGTGGTACAAAATGTATATGTTTAAATATGATATAGGTCTGTCTGGACCTTGTTTTTATATTGACCTAGACGTTATTATTAATGGTAACATAGACAAGTTTTTAAATTCGTACGATGGAAACTTTTGGATTTGTCAAGACTTTAACAGAAAAGTGCGTCCTGATTATCCTGTCAGTAACAGTAGTGTGATGTTATTCGAACACGAGCAGTACAGAAAGTTCTGGGACGAGTTTGCTGTAAACATGCGCAATATTATGTCTAGTTTCAGAGGAGATCAAGACTATATAACTGCACGGTTAGACAAAGATAAACGCTGGTGGCCCTGGCACTGGACAATCAGTTATCGTTGGGAGTACCTAGAAGGTAAAGCACATCCAGATAACAGTATAGTTGTCTTTCACGGTAAACCAAAACCACACGAATTAGATTGGGAGTTAGAAGATGTCAAAGTTGGTGCGTAAGACTAATACTAGATATGGTAATATGTATTATTATGCCAATGATCAGTTCATTGGCGCTAGCCTAGAATACTATGGTGAATACACAAGTTTAGAGATAGATTATGTTAAACAATATATTAATGAAGACGATGTAATTGTCGATATAGGTGCTAACATAGGGACACATACTTTAGCATATAGTAGTTTAGTCCCTAACGGAATGGTAATATCATATGAGCCTAATCAAAAAAACTACAACCTCCTAGTTAAAAATATTCAGACAAATAATATAACCAATGTTCATGCTTTTCTAGGCGGACTAGGGTATAAAGTTGAGTGTAGTGCAGTTACTGACTTCGATCCCAGTGTAAAAGGCAACTACGGTGTAATTCATACTGGTCAAGGTGAACAAGTTTGTTTTATTAACAAATTAGACAACCTAGTACAATTCAATAAACCTGTTAAGTTTGTAAAAATCGATGTAGAAGGCAAAGAGTCTGACATACTCATGGGAGGTTTTAATTTTATTTCTCATCATAAACCAATAATCCAATACGAATGTATGTCAAAGTATGTGGCAGATAATTGCGGCGTAATCTTTACACACTATTTTCCAAAATATAAACTTTATTGGATGCCAATTTATAACTACAACCAGCACAATATTAGAAATAATTCAACAAATATTTTTCTTAATAGTGGTGTACTTAATATTCTTGCAGTGCATTCTGCATACAAGCAACCAGAAAATTTACGTCCGTTCAGATCTTGGGAAGACAATATAATAGATAGAAGTGAAGGGCTTAGGCTTAGTAAAACTGAGATGTTGGGAGGTTAACGCAGGCGTTTAAGTTGCTGATGCAACATGTTTAGTAGTTTGTCAGGGTACCCGTTTATAAAATAGTAGTAGTTAGCAGTAACATAGTTATACAATATGTGATATATTTCTTGTGCGTAACGTAAATTACGTGGCAAATATGTTAAAACATCAGATCGCCTACTGTCGTTAAGCAAGCCATCACAAATATCACTTCCTAATGCCTTATACCAAGTAAATCCATGTTGCTGTAAGTGATGCCAGAGATACTGAGAGCCTACTAGTAGGAACGGTGTTTGTGTTATAATTGCGTTATAGGTTTTTTCAGTTATAATACCTCTGTGTTCATAGTATTGGCTTTCACATACTATAGCAAGCCAAGCATCTGCATAGTTTTTACCTATACTAATTAAATTACTGGCATTGTCGTAGTCATATTGTTCAAACGTTTTGCCAGGATGTTTAAGTTCTATGCCACGTTGTTGCAGACTTATGTTTACTAAGGGATTATCCTTAAGGTCATTGTAAGTATCTTCCCTATGCTTCTTTGTGATCCTATTAGGCACAACAGCAATGTAGTTTGGGTTATTTTTTAGTGTTGCAGTTTGTATCTCGTAACGTTTACTAATATATTGTAATACGGTATTGTATTGCCAGGGACTAAACTCTACGACTTGGATGCTGTCAGGCATTTCTCTATGCCAAATGTCTGCTACACCGTGATTCCAGACTATGGCTACTACTTGTTTTAGGTCTATATCCTTATCTCTGTAGTATTTGTCTATTGTTATAAGTTCGTTGGGTAGTATTGAATCAGATTTAAAGGTTAACATATCCTGACATATCATAAAAAGCCTAAAATCTGGATTTTCAAAGCGTGTTTCAGAGCTATCAGGGTACCTAACATCCCAACCCATAGTTGTGCAGGGCATAAAAAAACAGCCGTCGTAAATACAAATGTTATCAAAGTATTGTTTTAAAATTCGATGTAGCACAGTACATATTTAAACGCAAAAACACGGAATAGCATAAATAAATGAAACTAGTTTATAAGGACCTTATATATGGCACTTACATATTCACAAACATTAACTAAATTAGACGGCACAACCGTTAATCTTAGTGACTACAGTGGTAACACACTGTTAGTAGTAAACATGGCAAGCCACAGTGGATGGACTGCTGACCAACTTGCTTCATTACAAGCATTACATACAGCTCATTCAGGAAGTGGACTAAAGATCATGGCTTTCCCTACAGGAAATTATGCTACTGCTACACATACTGACGGTGAGGAATATGCCACAAATGCTGAAATTAAATCCAATCTCGATGCTAACTATACAATCGGATTTGATGTATTTCAAAAGTGTGATGTATTAACTACAACAAACACTTGGAATGTTGGCACCCAATCTTTAGACAAGGTATCACATGGTAGAGCGCAGGATTCTTTCTGGCAGGAAGTAATTGCATTAGTAGGAGCAACACCAGACTGGTCTTACAACAAGTATCTAATTGCACCTGGCGGAGCTCAAGTAACAGCATTTGCCCCATCAGATGTTTTACCTAATGAGTACGCTTATTCACCTAGCTACAACTGGGTAGACAGTGGTTACAACACAATTCACCATACAGTTGCAACTATGGATGATATTGAAGGAGCAAGTCCTAGTGCTAATCAAACAGTAAAAATTACTGATGCTGATGGAGCAGGTCACTGGAAAATTATTAAGTATAATGGTAGTGGTGACTATACAACTTTAGGTACAGCTGAAGGCACATCAAAGTGGGACAATGCATTAGCCGCATATCTAGCAATGTAATTAGGGGGTTCCAGAATTCTGGAACCCACTTTTATAATGATACGTTACAACCATACTTTTACTACTCTACAAGGAGACACTGTTTCCTTAACTGATTATGAAGATAAAACTCTTCTAGTAGTTAATATTGGACACATTTTAACTGAATACTTCGATAAACAGTTTTCAACACTGGAAACCCTGCAAGATACGTATTACGACAGAGGCTTGCGGGTCCTAGGGTTCCCCGCCAGAAACTTTGATGACGATTTGATGCCAGACGCAGTAGCATGGACATCTAACAATCAATTAAGAGAGTATATAGAATCAAAGTTCACATGCAATTTTCCTGTTATGCAAGAGTCAAATGTATCTGAATACATGGGATGGTATAATAGCGAGATCGAAGAAGTAGAATTCGGTACAGAAGCAAATGTAGTAAACACACTATACAGTCAACTTGTTCAGGTTTCGAACATAAAAGTTACCTGGAACTGGGAAAAGCGTTTTGTACTACCATACGCTAGGAGTACAGGGTTTATAGGTACTTTTACCTATGCAGATGACCCAGAATTAATAAGTTACGTAGAATCAATACTTTAACTACGCATAAGTTACGTAGAATCAATACTTTAACTACGCACTTGACAAATTAATCGAGTTACCCTATACTTGCTGATATTATAAACAAGCGGGTTAGGTTATGTCAAAGAAAATACCAATAATTTTAGCACTAGTTCTAATGGTACTGTATGTTGATATGGGCAGAACGGAAGATGAATGGGACCTGCCTTTTGATCAAGTGTTTGAGGCTAATGTTGTATACCCAAACATAGATTTAGAAGTACAAATTGTGGACGATGCCAATGCGGTATGTAAACAATATGCTAATGACATCAACTACCAAGTAAAACATTGCGCATTACAATATAGAGTAGACGCCAATGGTGTTCGCAAGTGCGTACTAGTTATGGATAAACGATATTTAACCTTAGGTGACATTGGACATGAAGTACGGCATTGTTTTGAGGGCGAATGGCATGAATTTAGACCCACTAGGGGTGTAAAACGGTAAAAATACATTTTGACATTATGTAAAAGTGATGTTAATGTAGCATGGTAACATTTATTTAGGCACATTTATTATGGAAAACTTACAATTTAATTTTGATAGCATTGAAGTACGACGAGTAGCCAACGGCTACGTGATCCAGGTTAACGGTGAAGACGACACCAAAGAATATGTTTACGATACAAGTCGTAAAACTCTTAAGTTTGTTAAAACGTTCTTGGAGCATTCAAAAGCACAGGTCACAGACTAATTGGCAGTAAGACCTGCCGAAACGTTAGAACCTAGTCCGATCCCTACTCAGAACGTGAGTAATGGGGAGTATTCTCCTTTACCACAAACACAACAACAAAGACTAGTACAATCAAAAATAAATGCTCATAGCACATTTGAAGAATCCTTCAATGCTATGAACACAGTCTATGGCCCAGGGTTTGTTTATTCCGACTATGGAGACCTTAGCAATCAATTTATATTTGATGTACAAACACATCTTTGCGGGGATAATCACAAAAAGTTTGGTACTCTGTTACAAAGACAATGGAGTCATGAATATACCAATCCCAATGTAGAGAAGTATCCTACATTAGATCGTTTAAAGTTCGATAATTATATCAAAGAAATATATTTAGACAGCGACACTAAATTAGCCCTTATAAGCGGAGCTCCTGGCGAATCGCCAGAAGACGATTTGATAGACAATGACAGTATTCGATGGGCTAGCGATGTTATTAATAGTGTGTGCGGTAGTAAACGTAGTTTTAGTCATACTATTATAGAACCTAAACTGCCAGGTTACTTAGACGAAGTAGATAGAGCAATAGAAGTGCTAAAGCCCGATAGTTGGAAATGTTATACTATAGGCACATTTAGTTACCCTACACGTAAAAACAAACAATTTAGACTAGATGATGAAAAACTAGTTTATCCTTGGTACGAACGTGCGCAACGTGCAGGTATAAAAAATATTTGTATACACAAAGGTCTCTTACCACCAGACTATAGAGAAACCTGGAGCAAGTTATGGGAGTACGGCACAGTACAGGATGTATTAACTGCGGCTAGAGATTGGCCCGATTTAAATTTTATAATATACCATAGTGCTCTACGTATCAGTCAGGAAAATCCTGAAGACATTCTCAAAAACTTCTTAAAGACTGGACGTTTTGAATGGTCTACTGATTTGTGTGACATTGTCCATAAGCATGGATTAAAAAACGTTTATGCAGAATTAGGTACAAGTTTTGGTAATATGGTTGTGCTTAACCCACTAGTAGCAAGTGCCTGGCTAGGTCAGATGCTTAATATGATGGGTGAGGACAGAATACTATGGGGTACTGATTCTGTTTGGTATGGCTCACCACAATGGCAAATAGAAGCACTGCGTAGACTTGAGATACCTGACCATGTAATGAATCGCATGGGCTGGGACAAACAATTAGGGGAACCTAACGGTATAATTAAACAAAAGATTTTTGGCCTTAACGCCGCTAGACTCTATAATGTTAATGTTGCAGACACAATAAATGAAATAGATTCTGATAAAATTGCAGAAATGCGTTTGCGGTACAAAGAGCCTAGAAGTAATCAATACTATGGCTTTATAGCATAAGTGATATTACCGTAAAAACATATAACTTTTGCATCGCAAAAATAAATAACCATGTATAGAGATCCTATACAACATTTTCACACACACTTATAAGGAAAACACACAAATGACACAGACAGTTTTACAAAAACTAAAGAAGTTTTATATCACAATGTTGCAGGCACAAAAGTACAGAGCACAACGTAGAATCGCTATGTACAAAAACAGAGCAGGATACATATCATAATGAATTGGCTTAATAACTTATTAGAGAAGTTTGATCGGTGGTCAAGAGATCATGAAGATCGTGCGTTAGAATATTATTTGTCAAAGTCTCAAAATATCGCAGATTTAGAAAACCGCATGAGAACATGGCAAAACTCCAATCAGCAAGCTCGTTCGTTACTACGTTTCTAATAACACCCAACTAGGCGGGTAAATCTTATCCGCCTTTTCTATTGACTTTAGATTCTTTTCAGTTTAAACTAAAGCATGGCTAAAATTATCAAAGACCCAAAGAAGCGTCGTAATGTTAGACGCTCAGTGCGGACTTTAAAGGAGGCGGCTTTGGAAACACTAGCATACATTAGAGATAAAATACTTGCGGCTATTTGCCAGACAATAGGTTTTTTACAGTACTTTGCTGATAAGATCGCAGGCAAAGAACTAAGCAGTCCATTTTGGACTGGTGCTTTTGCAATATTATCATTCTTTATTCTGTTTTATGATCCCATACTGGCATTTTTTATTATGATGTGTAGGATACTTTGGTTATTAGAAAGTAAACGTGGATAAAATTAAGTATCTAAAACAGAGTACGCTCTGGGACATTTATGATTTATATATGAAAGCAAGTGACCCACGCATGGATGGATTTACACAATGGGGTTACAAACAGAACTTATGGTTGTTAAAGTACCATGTTGATGAACTATTAAACAAGTGTAGTACCTTTGTTGGTGAAGAAGACTGGATAGATGAGGTAGAGAAAGAATTACACCAGGTAAAAGTCTGGGAAAAACTTAAAGAAAAATGAGATTACGTGAAGATTTATGGGAAGTACTAAGTAGGTACCTTATGCAGGGCGTAGAACCTACGGGTATAGTACGTTATGTTATATGTAACGACTTTTATTCTTTGGCAGATGTATGTAAAAGCCAAGAAGACCTAGAGGAAGCCACAAAGGTGTATAAATGGTTACAGAAGAATGGTATTGTTGATGGAGTACGAGCTTGGGGTAATAAAGCAATAATGTTTAGGTATTGTGATGTTGTAACCATACCACCACCCAGGGCTAAATATTAGTTTACACAGACAGACAGGAGATTAATATGTACTCATTAGAATTCTATATAGATTATCTTGGCAATGTTAAAAAGAACATTACTCGCCGAGTCGTAACAGACAAGACACTACTAGGTGCTTGTGAAGACTTTATCGACGCTCAAGTTAGTTGGGCAAAATCCACACACAAGATTGGTTGTAAAATCGCAAAGCATTCAGCAGATGCCATTACAAAAATATGGTTTCCGCAGGATAACACAGACACAGACAAAGGAGAATAATGATGTCAGACTTTAAAGCAAAATTACCAGAAGTAAAATTTAACAAAAACGGTTACGAGATCCGCACAGAGATTCTCGGCATGGCTAAAGATTTAGTATTCAAAGACTTTTCATATAAATGGAATGGTTGGGAACAAACAGTTGAAAAAGACAAAGATGGCAATGTTGTAGCAAAGACTACAATGCCAGAGTTTCCAGGATTAGACACAGTTTTAGAAACTGCTGAAAAGATGTACAGTTTTGTAAACGGTAATCCTACTAATAAAAAGTAATTAAAATCAACAGGGCGTAACTGCCCTGTTGTCATGACTATGTTCGATAAATAGTATTAACAGACCTTGAGGGAGGTCTTCTTAAAAAGGGAGCAAGAGCATGCGCAGAACGATTAGCGCCGCTATGATGGCGGCACTGATCAGTGGGCCTGCATTTGCCGATACGTCTAGTCTAAGTACTACCACTTCTGGTATGGGTGTCCTCGAAAATGATTATGTGAAAGCGGGTGTTAACGGCACATCAGGAACATTCGGATCAGGGGGAAATACAAGTCCTGGCTTATTGTACGATTCAACAGGTACAGGTACATTTAATACAAGTTACGATTACTTAACACCAGGTTCACCATTTGATGGCTGGTCAATTAAGATTGACGGGGCTAACACAACAAATAACAATGGAGGCGGTGCATCCTGGACAGACAGCGATGGGCTAAGTGATGGTACAAACTCATTAACATGGCAAGGTACTAATAGTTCACATAGTGGATGGCAAGTAGAACATATCTACACACTAGGTGCTACTAGCCAGTATATTGACATTGAAACAAACATCACAGCAGGCAGTGCGGCTAGTGCAGTTTACTTTGGTCGCTTTATTGATCCAGATGCTAGAGCGGCAGCTGGTGACAGTTCAGCAACAGACAACGTACTAGGTTACTCAGGTATTCCAGAC